CGTACGCCTTCTTCTGCTTCCGACATATCACGGTTCATGTACAGTCCCGCGTCAATCTGGGACTGTGCGATCTGCGCGTTACCGATCCGCTCCATGATCGGAGCAGCCGCGTCCGCAATGTTCCCGGCTTCCTCGCCGATCGTACTGCCGAGGTTTTCGGCATTCATGACATTTGCGCCGGACTCGATGCTGACGCTGTTCGCTAAGAAGTTTTGGAAGCCGCCCGCGAGACGTGAGAAAACAGACTGTTCCGATTCCGGTGTTTCCTGTTCTGTATCCTCCGCCGCCTCTTCAATAACGGATTGACTAAGGCCCCCATAATAATCCGGGTTGCGCAATTGCTCATCCGTTTCCTGCATTCGTTGCGAAATTTTACCCATAATATTCCCCTTTACGATTCTGGCATATATTTCTGGTAATCGTTATTAAGCTGCTCCAATTCATTGTTTGCCCATTCAATATCATCGGCATCTGCAGCGCTTGATCCCATGAATTTGTACAATGACTGACGATATTCTTCAAAATTATGATCGTCAACAGAATCATCGTAGGCCCTGCCGTTCATCATCGCCTGATAAGCCAATGTCTTTTTAAGATTCAACTCATTGACCCATCCTCTATCGCCTCTCGATAATCCATCACCGGAACTACCGGATCCATTCCCAGATCTACCAGATCCGCCCGATCCTCCTGTACCTCCACCGGATTTTTTGACCTCATAATAGCTGTCTTTTAAATTTCTAAGCTTTATGTAACTGTCCGCTGGTAATTGTGACTTATATTCCTCAACGACCGAAGTGGCCGCTTCTGCACTGCCGGCATCTACAATTTTTTGTTGCAAACTATCGAGCAAATTTTTCTGCTGTTCTGCTTTTGTCCTGTCAATATCCGTTTGGTGCGCTTTGATCTTCTGTAAAACATAGTCCAATTTTCCTTTATCGTATCCGGAAACCCAATGGCCACCGCCCGATCCACCGGTACCGGCCGGCAGCGCATCACCATGGTCAGAGAAATGTACATGACCTCCGGTCCAGTTCTCGGATTTTGTCTCATACTCATCCAGCGGAACAAGTCCCAATTCTTTCGCTTTGGCAATAACCGCATGGCGTGTGTCCGCATCTTCGAGTTCATCCTGTGCAACATCGACAGCCTGACCGGAATAATGCCATGATCCTTGAGAATGTCCGGTTCCGTCTGCATAACCTTCTGTCGCATTCAGGTAAAAACCGTATTTGTCATAAGTCCACTGCGACAGCATGGCCAGTTTTGTCTTCGTCAAATCCGTCAGCTGATCGAGGTTGACTCCATCACTATTTCGCGTCATGACACTTCCGATATCCGGAGTGGCCGCCGTCTTTCCTTCATTGCCGAAATAATCAACGTCCTTGGTGTACGATGCAAGGTCTGTGTCCTGCATCCATCCTTGGCCGTTATCATAAATGCCGTTGACAAATTCCTCAGCTGTTGGTGCCTGAACTGCCTTTGCGTATGCCGGATTCTTAATATAGAAATTTGCATAATCCTGCGCATACTCATGGTCGTCTGCGTACGCCTTTCCGGATGCTCCACCCCAGAGTCCTGCCCAGTTATGATTTTTGACGGATTCTGAAAATGTTCCGCGAGATGATTCATGCATCATCTGGCCATAAAGAAAATCCGGATTAGCCTCAATGCCGTGTCGTCGAAGGATCCCTGCCGTCTCCTGAGCAATTCCCCATAACTGCGGATTGGATTTTTGTACATCTCCGCCGCCACTTACCCATCGTTTCGCATCAAGTCCATAAAGCCGCTGCGCCTCTTTCTCCGCTCCTGCTGCGTCAAACGTTCCGTCAGCTTTGGTGAACTTAGCAATGATATCCTGTACGCTTTTATCCGTGTTCATGGAATCTTTTCGTTTGCGTACTGTGGCGTAAAGCTGGTTCCACGTGCTCTGATCCATATCCTTCCGCCAGAATGTAAGCATCGAATCTGCCCGGTCCATATCATCGGCGGCGATAGCAGCCTGCGCCGCCCCTCCGATCAGTCCCGTGATCATCTTGCGCCGTTCACTCTGCAGCATGGATCCGGACCATCCATTTGTTTTTGCATATGCGGCCATTAACCGTTCATTGTCCTGAATCATATTCGTTGCGAAACCATCAACGTTATAATTGAGCGCCGCGAGCTGATTGTTCTGTGTGACTGCATTGGTGAAATTATTTTTAAGCAGTTCATTATGTTCCCGCTGTTCCTGCATGGCAGCAATGCGCTGGAAGTTATTGATATTCTCGCTAAGATTCCCTTTCAAGGCATACTGCACCCGGCCGTTATAATTCTTGGCCGTGTCCTCAAACGTCTGGCGAATGAGCGACGTCGTACGGTCCGTCAATCCTCTGGCATTCTCGCCCACGCCCGTCGTAAAAAGTCCTTCCTCACCATAGAGGTTTTGCGTGAGTGAAGACATGATCTTATTGCGCGCATCCATGACGTCAGCGGCATCCTGATCGTCCCGCTGTTTGATCGCCACCTTGTTGATCTGGCCGATCGCCGCGCCGAGCGCATTCCATTCCTTGCCGCCCGAACCGTAGGCATTTTCGTCTGTCACCGGCCGTACCTGCGCGTTGATCGTGTTCGGATTGACCGCCCGCTGATAATTCGAGAATTTCATGCGACCGCCTCCTTAAATGCCAAAGTTATTTTTACCGGCCAGCGAGAATGGCTGATAGCTCGATCGTGGCTGGATGAGCATCTTTCTTCCGCCAACGTACTGTGTCCCCACGAGCGGATAATTTCGGAATCCGTACGGTCCGCTGAAGCCGTACTGTTTCCCGTCAAATGTTGCCTTGACTGCCGACGGATTATTTGACCACCCGGCATGAGCCCTGAACTGATCATTAAAATTCGACGTGCTCTTTGCCGCGCTGCTTCCGCCCGGAACATGTTCGAGTCCGTAGATGCTCGCGGCCGTGCCGAGGATTGTCGCGAAGCCCTGCGCCCGCGCCGTACGCTTCACATTAGCGGCCGCAGCATTAGCGGCATTTGCCTGATTGATATAGTTACTCTCTGCTACACGGGAGTTAAAATTATCATTTCTCTGATTCGAGAGCAGATTCATCTGATCCTGACGCGCCGCGTCATATCCCGAACTCAGGATATCCATGGCGGACCCTGCAAAGTTTAAGCCGGCACTTCCCGCAGCCGCGCGCTGCTGGCCTTCCGTCAGTCTCTGACGCGCACGGAGCGTTGCCGCCTGCTGCGCGTAGTTGTCCGCGATCTGTTCCTGCTTCCTTGCTTCGATCTTTGCGTTCTGCATGGCGGTATCTGCCTGACTGCGATATGCCGCAGCCTGCGCATTTGCCGCCTGCTGCTGACCGCGATACTGCGCGTATCCGCCCAGCGCCGTTAATCCTGCCATTACACTGCACATGACTGTCACCTCTTCTTTCCCTGAATTACAAACGACTGAAACGGTTCTCCGTTTACGTCAAACGGATTTGAGAATGACGCACCGCACCACGCAAGCCAGTCATGGGCAAGCGTATTTTTGACGGCAACGGCATTCATTAAAGGGCCGTATTTATCTGCCCACTCCCGCACGATACGGCGTGACCGCCTTGCAAACGGGATCTTATATGCTTCCACCTTATCCGTCCCCAGACACCAGATGATGTTTCCTTTTCCGACCGGCCGACGCAGCCTTCCCCAAACGGTAATGAGCTCCCCATCCTCAGTCTCTGCGTACCAGCATTCTTCCGATGACGCGATCGACTCCCAGCATTCACTCACTTCCGATTCGCCCGGGGAGACGGCATGCATTTCCCGCAGATCCGCTTCCCGCAGATGATCTGCGAGGCGATAGGCCATGTCCCACTGCATACGCCAGTCTTTCTTTAATTTCTTGATCTCGTAATTATCCACCGAATGTCACCAGCCTTATGATTGCAGAGAGCGAGAACGGATACGGCGTATCATGGACGATGAACGTTCTACCGGCGGTATTGAATCCGCCCGCCGCGAGCGTCACTTTCTGATCGCCGGTATAGAGCACGTCTTCGCCGAGTTCCATGCGATGCGGATCATAGATGACTGCATTCAGGTGCGTTTCATCCGGTCCAATCTTTCCGCCGAAGGAATTTTCGAGGCGCAGAATCGCCGAGCTCACGTCCTTCATGCGCCCCTGCACCGTGCCGGAGGAAGTACTGCCGAAGTCGACGTTGCACTGCTCGAGTTTCATGGTGTACGGGATCCCCACCGTCACACGTTTGCACGCTTGCGGCAGCGTCAATTTTCCGCCCGTCACGACGTATGTATCTTCGTCGAAATAATATCCGTCGCCCATGACTTCGACGTCTTTTCCTTCGAGGAATTCAAGCCCCGAGAGTTCCGTCTGTGCCGTGTCAAACGCGTACACCTTCGCGCAGTCCATCATGACGTAGTCCTGCTGGCTTCCCGACGTTGAATGATCAAGGTCAAAGCACTCGATGCTGCGCACGGTGTTTCCGTTTATGCTGCGCTTCACTACCGCATAGACCCGGTCGTTATTGCCGCTTGCAACCGACACGACCGACTCGAATGTTCCCTCCGTTACGAAATGGCTCCATCCGTAGACCTTCTGCTCGATGACATACGTCAAACAGATCAGCTCGCCGTCATCCGTCACAAAGAAGATCATCGAGTCCGGTTCCTGCGCGTAGGCAGATCCGACGAGCCTCCTCCCCTTGATCAAGTGACGCGCGAGAATTGTGAGATCGATACCGACGTAGGAGTCCGTATCGTAGGAATAACCGATATCCCGGACGATCGAGCCGCGCCGCTGGACGTAGACTGCACGGTTTCCGATCCGAATCGGGAGCACGTCGTTCGTGCCGTAGTTTTCCTGATTCCTCGGTGTGATGTTCGACGGCGTTACCGTCTGCGCCCCGGAAATTGTCCAGGCACTTCCGTCTGTGAAAACGATCAGATCGTTTCCCACGTCCATATGATTGATGTTATAGGTCTTCTGGGAGAGCAGATCAGCCGTCACCGCGCTGTCATCCGTCACGGATCCGTCTTCCTTATCGACCCCGAAGTTTCCATAATCGCCGGACTTACTCATCCAGACGCGCTGCGGATAGACGTAGTTTCCGCCGAAGCAGAGACGATCCTGAAAAAATGCCGCGCAGTTCGGATAGCCGTTTGTTTCGGACCATGCTTCCCAGTACCAGTCCGCTGTCGGTGTGACTGCTCCCAGCGTATCTTTGACCGATGCTGTCGCCGTCTTTGCGTCCGTCACGGCCGTGATCTTTGCATAGCCGACGTGCATATACGGGAACGACGAAAGATCTGCATTACAGGATCCCGACGACAGAAGAACTTTCACGCGCAGCAGGGAGTATTCCTCGACGTCGCCGGACTCTGTCGGATTATAGTCATCCTTACTCGTATACTTTCGGAGCTCGACCCACGTCATTCCGCCATCCTTCGACAGCTCGACTGTGACGCTTCCCGTCCATGTTCCGTGCGTGATAACCTTCCATGTCTTTCCGACAAACAATGTTCTGCTGGTGTATGTCGGCTGACTGTCCAGATCCTTTTGATAATTGGCATTTACCGAGACTGTACCGCTGTTACAATACTGCTCGATCTTCATCGTCTCGCCGATCCGCGCCGCGTCAAACGTATCCTTGACGGCCGTCAATGTGATCGTGCCTGACGTCGCCGACGGCGTGATCTTGTTATCCTCGTCATCGTTGACATCGCTGAACGGCTGAAGTGTCCAGCCTACTGTCTTAAACGTCCACTCGGTTTCCGAATATCTTGAGAGAATCTTTACCGGATAATTCCCGGAGCAGATATAGAGAACATCAACTGACTGGACGAAGCGCAGTTTCGCAAGATCGTTTTCCGTGTACGGTGTTGCCAGTTCAACACCGAGATACACACCGTCACGCCAGATCCGGATATACTGATCGCCGATCTCGAGCATGTAACTCAGATCGACCGAGAAATCGAAATGATATAGCAGACATTTCTTATCCGCGTATTTTGTCATGCCGCAATAAATCATTCCCGGCCGCTTTCGTACTGCTCCGTATGGACGAATGACGGCATTTTCGGCCTGCAGCAGGCTCAGCTGATATTTATCAAGATCGACGCGCGATGCCACGTCCCGGCTGATCTCTCCGCCCGTGAATGCCGGCTGAATGGCATAAAAAGGGTTCGGTTCTGCCATGCTCTTCCTCCTCTCTTACCTGAAACGTGCATCCGCATATTTATGGGGATACCTTGTCCTTCGCTCCTGCTGAATCGTGTCGAGATACCGCGCCTGCGAAACGGCCGCCTGCGCCATCTGCAGATTCTGCTGCAGAAGATTTGCGGATCCCGTAATGGCGATCGCGAGAGACGCCGCGAGCGTATGAGCAAATGCGTCATTGAATTCCTCACTGAATAATTGCGGGTCCTTAACGTCATAGATGTATTCTGCCCATGCTTCCTTGACATTTGTCCCGATAACCCGGTCATTTGCACCCATCATCAATATGTCAAAGTCCTGTCGCTCCTCCTGCCGGCAGTCTGCATGGTCTTCGTCAAAGACGAGCATGACATGAAGTGCTCCCGCCGGGTATCCGTACGTGTACTTCCACCCCGGCACCGTCACGGTGCGCTGTGCGATCTTCTGCGTCCGTGTTGCAAATCCCCACGGATACGATAACAAAAGGCGCCTGCGGTCATGATCGTAATGGATCTTACACTGGCGCCCTTCTTCGCTGTCATCTTCAATACTGTTGATTCGGCCTTTTCCGAGATACGACAGTGCGAGATTACAAATATCTGTACTTGTCATCATTGTGCTTCACCTCTTTGCAGGTCTCACTCCTAAGGTGCAATGGAACCTGCAAAGAGCAGAAGCTCTGCTCTTTTTTCGTGCCGCCCGCATAGACGGCCGGTCAGTCTGCGAGGATATCGTCTTCCAGTGCGAGTCCGGCCGTCACCGTGCCCGCCGTATATTTCGATACGGCCACAAGGCGCAGGTAGCCGAGATTACCGCGCGGAACCGGTGCACTCAGCGCTGTTTTATTGCTAAACGTGCCGAGCGTTACCGGAGACGCGAAGTCCTCCGTTTCACTCGTCTGCAGCTCGATCGAGCTGAATGTGCCGCCTTCACTTCCGTCTTTGACACTTAAAACGACAAACAACGGACAGCCTGCTTCGCCTGCACCGATATGCAGAACGTCCGACGTCAACGATGCAGCAGACAATGCTTTCTTATCGAAAAAGAGATTTTCACCGTCAAGAATCATTGTGGGTTCCTCCTTCCTCACTCCGTCTTTTTGGGTGCTTCCGGAACGGCCGGTTCCTTATCGGACAGCGCGTCACACTTCTTGATCTCGATGCCCGAGAAGTAGAGGCGCGGAACATCGTTCATGATATCCTGACGGGTTACATGGACGTTGTTCTTGTCGAGCAGGTAAAGCTCAAACCAGTCATACATGGCATCCGATACGTAGAGTACGACTTTCTTATCGCGGCTCTGCAGATTGCGGATCCGGTTCTTTGCATGGACGAACTGCTCGATGAGAGCAAGTTTCTGCGCGGCCGTCATGCCGGAAAGTTTCGTCGTGTCAATGTTGCGTACCGCAGCATTGGCGCGGATATCCGAAACGGAGAGACCACACTTCCACGTAAAGAGCGTCGTGAGTGCCTGATACTCACGGCCGTCTGCATCCTGTACCGTCATCTCGCCGAGATCGCGCTGGCGCAGCCCCATCTGCGAGTTCTTCGGATAAATGCCGCACGTTGCGTGAGTGCCCCAGCCGACAAAGAATGCCGACGTGTTGAGTGCTTCACTGTTCGGCGTACCGGCCGAGATAACCTGATACGCGGCTTTATTCTTTTCGCCGCCATATTCCGGATAACGCATGGAAAGACCGTTAAAGGTATCGAGGTCGTCTGCAGCATTGCCGTAGAAGATGTTTGCCGCTACAGCATCCGTGAAGCCGCCGACAAAAGCCGCGTCCTCGGAACGGCGGAACTGCTCCGGATTTGCCGCGAGTGCGATTTCTTCAATGTCGACGCAGGAGCGGTCCTCGAGAATGATGCAGGTATCCTGTACCTGTTCCGTGGTGCTCTTATGACGATCGACGCCGCGATTGATACGGCGAACGGACGGAGTCGGCATGGACGTACGGACCGTGGTACGGTTGCCCGTTACCAAATTGCCCATCTTCCATACGACGTCGTCCATAATGGGGTTACTGTTGAGCATGGCCTCGATGATGAAGTCAACGCTTCCATCCGGTGCCATGCGCTTCTTGTAGTCGCTCAGGGTAAGTGCCTGATCGCCAAGCGTAGCCATAATTCATTCCTCCTTGACTATTAAGACTTATACAAACTGAAATCGGTGTTGTTGTAGATGGACGGTTCATGGCCGTTTCCATTGTCGCCATGTCCGCCATCCTCTCCTACGAGGTCGCCGACGGCGGCCATTAAACGGATCATCTCAATACGATTGCCGGCGCCCGTTTCGCCGAACATCTGGCGAAGTCCCGGAATCTGCTGTTCGAAACGGTTCATCGCGACCGCAGCCTTTGCTTTCGTTTCCTCAAACGCACCGCCCAGCTCGCGCTGCGCCTGTACGCCCCAGTCCTCGACCTGCTGATTGAATGCGGTCTGCGCTGCCTCGACGCCTTGCCGCATATACTGCATGCCGTACGTTGCAACCGCCGATGCCTGCTCCTGCGTGAGTCCGGCTTTTCTTGCAACCTCTCCGAAGGCACGAGCTGATGCCTCGTCATACTCCATGCCCTCTGGGACAATATTTGAAAAGTCATAGCTTTCCGGAGCTCCTGCCGGCGGAGCTGCGTTATTCCCGGAATTGTTCCCGCCCTGCGCCTGATCGTTATTTCCTGCGCCGCCGAGAATGGTATTCCCGGTTTGGCTTCCGGAATCGCCCGTTCCGTCATCACCGCCCGGAGTACCCGGATCCGGTGCCGGTGCACCGCCATCACCGCCATCAGCCGGTGGATCCGCGAACAGCTGCAGATCAAATGTATTCAAATGGTCCATTGTGGTTTCCTTTCTGCGTCTCTGCGACGCTGTCAATTATCCTCTGTTTATCCAGCATAAACTGATAATACTCTTTCCGTGCGAGGGCCATTGCTCGCAGGCTTTCTTCGCTTTCTCCGATCTTATTCTGGATTCCAAGTGCTACTCTGCGTGCGCCCTCATTCAGTAAGAAACGGTTTGTCTGACCGTCCAACGGAAATGTCGAACTCATGATATGGCAGTGTTCATAGAGACGCATCAGGAACCAACGGCCTTTCGGGTCATCAAGCATATATGCATATCCTTCTGCATCTTTTTGGTTCAATTCCCTTTGAATACGATCCTGTGCGCGGCTCAATGGTGTATCCGCTCTCATGTCTATCAACCTCCACTGCCATACCCGAGGTTATCCATGCCCATGATGGCCTGCAGAGCAGGATTGCCGTCACGCGCAGCCTCGGTCGCATTCTTCGCGGCCTGCGCAGCCGGTGCCGCAGCCTGCGCCATTTGCGCTGCTTGCTGCATTTGCGCCATCTGTGCTTCCTGTTCCTGTTTCTGCTGCTGGATTTCCTCGAATTCATCATCCGTCCGCTTGATCGCCGCCGGAGCTCCGACGAGATCGAAATACCGGTTGACTGCTTCCGGCCAGTTCATCTTATCGAGCACACCCGGATTGAACTGGGCGAGATTGCCGACAAAGGCAACGGCCTGCTCGATATTGACAAGACCGGACATCTTCTGCGCCTGAGCTAGCGGGGAGATATATTCAATCTTGATTTCCTCATCGGCGAGTGTCTGCTGCAGATCCGGATCTTCCGGAACCGGAAAGATCTGTGCACGATCGAGAATATTATACACACGCTCGATGATCCGCCCGAGGAATTCAAACTGCATGCGCTGGACGACCGGGCCCAGCACCGTCATCTTTTCCTGATTGCGCTCGATGACTTCGCGCGCCGTCATGGTCTTATCTTCCATCTCGTTTAACATCATGAAGAGGTTCGAGTTGTACGACCGCTTGATTCTGTCCTGCAGTTCCGTGATGACAGCCTGTAATGCATTCAGATCTGTCTGCACCTGAAAGAGGGGAGCTACGCCGCCCTGCTGCGTGACGAATGTCTTCCCGCCCGGTACGAGATTGATGCCTTTGACATTCGAATCAGCCGTACTGACCATCGGCGGCTTTACCTGCAGCTCGACAGCCGTCAGCTTATCCTTTTCCATGAGCTGCAGCGCTTTGCTGTCGCCCTCGCAGAACCACCCCGGACCTTTGCCGTAGGCTTCATTTCCGTTTACGAGATACCGCGCAACCGGAACCGGCCACTCGTAGAAGCCACCGACATACAGGTATTCGTCTTCCTGGCTGTCTTCGAGATAGTAGATCGAGCTAAACGGAAGGTACATATTCCCGATCTTATTCTGATCAGCCGCCGGATTCGGTTTTACCAGCCAGATGACATTATGTGTCTTCTTGATTCCCGGGCCGTTATCTAGCTCGCTCATAATCCTTTCGGGGACATTGTCCTGTCCGAACTTGTCAACAAGCTGACGCGCGCTCATCCGGTACTTTCTGCAGAAGAGATTAACCATGCCATCCGGGCCGTTACCGATGCAGTAGCTCCCGATCGGGAAACACTCGAAATGTACACCGTACTGACTGTCCGGGAACACGGCGAGCGGGGACTGGCCGAACGCGAGCTCAAGGTAGCACGAATGAACAGCCGTATAGAAATTCGACTTTTCGAGCACATCGTTGACGATGTCGATGCGCTGATCGAGGAGTTTCCCGAGCCCCGAGTTATCCGACAGCTCCTCATTGCTGAAGTTAAAGCGGAACCAACGACGCGATGGAGGAGTGAGCCCTGACATAACGCCTGCAGCGAAAACCTGATTCGATTCCCACGCGCAGGTGTTATAAATCTTCGTGTCCTTCCGGTCCGCCATGTTGTCTTCGTTATCGATATTCGTGAAGTCTCCGAGATACGGGAGCTGATAATCCCGGATTGCCAGCCACCTATTCAGATACTGCTCGCGCTTTCCGAACAGCTCCTTTACCGTCTGACGCAGCCGACGTTTATCCATCTGCAGACGCGAAGCCATGTCACTCGCGCTGATGATTCCTTTCGGCGGAGTCCTTGCCTTTTGTTTCACCATGATATCCTCCGTTATCCAAGCGTATTGCGCGTGCCGGTGCCGCCGAGAATCGTGTCACGGTCCGTACTGAGCTGGTTTGAGCCACGGCCGCGCTTTCTGCGCTGAGTCGTCGTTGCTGCTGTCGTGTCAACATCGGCCGCCTGTACCGTTGTCGGTGCAGGATCCACTTTCGGTGCCGAATACGACGGTGCTTTCGAAGTGCACATAGGATTCACCTCCTTCAAATCGGGCTGTATGTCGTATTGCAGGTATCGTCCCTCATCCCGAACGGTGAGCGCGGCTGTACCGGCATGGCAAATGTCAACGCCAGCGCATCCGCAATATCCGGGGACTTGCCCATACGCTCTTTGATCTTTTCCTTCGGTTCCAGTTTCATGCGATTCGCCGCGTCAAATCCGTACTCGGGAGTCGTCAGTTCCGTCTTTAGTTCCGGCATATCCGGAAGCGATCCACCCGACTGGATCCACGCGCGCATGTTATCCCACATTTCCGATCGCTTGTTGATATAGCGTTTATCCTTTAGCGCCTTGCCGCCGAATGAGACTTCCGTTACCGGATAGCCGAGCTGGCGGCACCGGTCAATGACGCCCTCGCCCCGGCCGGCATCAACGAATACCGCATCCGGTTTCCACGATTCGATCTCCCGCACGAGACGCGCGGCAAAATCCATGTTGTCGATGTCCCGGTACACCTTCGGCTGCATGACGGCGAGTCCCTGACGTCTCACGATAACGCACGAGTCATTGCCGAACCGTGCGACGTCAACGCCCAAGATTTTCGGTGCCCCGCGCACGTCGTTTGGTTTATAGCCCCGCCCGATCGCGGCCGTTACCATGTCGATCGTAATCAAGACGTTATATGCCGACGCCGTAAAGTCACAGTAGAGCTCCTGACGAATGGCCTCCTCGCTCATGTCCTGCTTCATTGACGCGAGTTCTGCCGGACCGTATCTGCCGCCTGCTTCAAAGAGTCCCGATTCATCCGCCCGGTACAGGCAGCAGTACCAGTTTTCGTCCCGCATGGCGCGCTGATAAATCTCGTAAAACTGGTTCTGCCCTTTTGGCGTCCCGATGAAGATGACCCATCCTTTCCGGTCTGCGATCGCCGGCCGGACTACTTCGTTCCACAGCTCCGGTTTGATCTGCGCGTACTCGTCGAGGACGGCTCCATCCCAATACGTACCACGCAATGCGTCCGGATGATCCGCGCCAATCACGTAGATCCGCGCGCCCGCGCAGCCGTCATGGCGTGACGGAAACTCAATATACAGCTCTGATTCATTTGTCTTGATGCCCGGGATGACATGCGCGAAATACTTCAGGTATCCCCACGCGATATGCTTTGCCTGATTGCGGTACGGTGCGACGTATGCGTACTGGGGAGCCTGATTCTTATTTTTGACCGCCATCTTGATCAAGTGATTGACCGTCCCGACTGTCTTTCCGAAGCGGCGATGAGCGACAATGACCGAGAAACGGTGACTCTCAAGGTTTGGATGAATCGTTGTCTTCCAGAGTTTCTCCGGCCGGTACGGTATCACGATCTTTCTCTGTGCCATCGTCGTCATCTCCTTCCCAGCTGATACTTGCGCTCGACTCGCCGACGTTTTCTGTCTCGACGCGGTCCTTGTATTTATCCGGCATATTGCCTTTCATCAAGAGCGTCAGCATGGTGTCCGAATACTTTTTGATCGTGCCGACCTTCTCGCCTTTGTAGAAGACCGGTGTGTCAATCCCCTCGACGCCACGGCGATATGCCTCGTCTTCGAGGAGAGAGCACATCATGGTTCGTGCTTCCTCGAATGCCATTGCGTATTCCGGATCATGCATCCAGTAATAATGCGTCTGGCGCGTAACGCCTGCCGCCCGCGCAGCCCCGGACAATGTTCCCGTGTTACAAAAATAATTAAGAAACTTGTTCTGTGCTTTATTTTTGACAAATCTGTAAAGTTTCGGTCTCATGTTCTCCCTCCTCCTTTCTCGGTTTCTTACATCAACTGCCGCAAAAAATCTGTCCTGATTTTTCTGCTCGTGAATAACCTGTAAAGTTTTTCCATCAAAAAAGCCCGGGAAACAAATTTCGTTTCTCAGGCTTTCTGTTCCGGTCTCGATTAATACCATGTTACCACGGAAAACCGGCAATAAACTGCAGCAGAGTTAATATTTTTTTGACTCGATCATCGTGTGAACCTCCGAGGTTTTCGTGATGATTTCGTGCCACCAAGCATGGAGCGTCCGTTCCGCGATCCAGAAGTCCGGCTGAAGCTGACGCTCCATGACGGCCGCAAATTTTTGCTGTGTCTGAACTACCCAGCCGGAGCGCCCCGACGCGAACCCGTTTCCGTGAAGCCTCACGACTTCACGGCGAATCTTCAGGAGAATTTGTTTCTTTTCCGGGAGACTGTGCTCGACGATCTCGACGGCCTGCAACCACAGGAACGGCTTATATTCCTTGTCAAAGTCGATCCCGCGCAGCGCCGCCCGCTCTGTCGGATTCTTGCCTGACGTTTCGGCCTTCCCGCTATAGCGCGTAATATAAGCCTGACGCGCCGCCCGATAATCCGACAGCTCGTTTTGATAGTACAGCAGGTAATGTTCCGCCCGCTTATGGTTTTCCGCTATTTCTTTTACGACCTTCGCGGCCTCATCCCTGCTGACACTATTCACAGCTATTTCCTCCCGTACAGTTCCTCGTCGATGTCAATGTTTCGATTCGTGTACCAGTCCAGCCATGCAATGCTCCAGTAAATCTCCGGAACCATTGCCATGGTCATGGTCCAGATGAGCATGAACCGGACTGTCTCTGCTTCCGTCATCGCGGATCACCTCTTTCCGCTGGCACCACCCGTCATACCGTTTCTCCGGCCGACAGAGTTCTTTCTTCCGGCAATCCTCGCATGTGCACCGCCCGCTCATTTGGATCCTCCGGTTTTAAACCGCTTCCCTCCGTCACGCTTGCGGTTCGACTCGTTGACCTGCTTCAGTAGCCATTGCCGGCCGCGCTCATCGAAACCGGCCATGTCCTGCCATGTTGTCACGGCCACAATGATATCCGCCGTTTCTAAGCCGAATTTGATCCGATCATCATTCAGCTTGCTTTTCTCCCAGCGATTTAATACATTCCCGGCCTCCATGAATTCCGAGTAAACCTTGAGCCGCTGATCCTGCATGCTCCAATCTTTGAAAAGTGGGCCGTCACAGGGATGCGGGAGTACCACTTTCTTTTCCTGATGTTTCGTGCCGCCGAGCGTACATCCGCGAAGTGCCAGCATGACCGCAGCCATGCATTCCTCCCAGCCTTTTTTCCGCCCGTCTGCATACGCGCCCGCGAGAATTTCCGCAAGGCGGTGCTCGAATGACGCCGGAGGAATTACTCCGTCTGCATACGCGCCCGCGAGAATTTCCGCCTTCTCGTGGCCATTCGTCAAATTCTTTAAAATCGTCTCGATGTCCTGATCTGTACTCATCCCTTATGCTCCTTCCCCGAAATTCAACTTCCCCTGCTCGCGATCACCGTCAATGTACCGGTTTGCTTCCTCCTGCAAATCCTCCATCGCCTGAATCATGGCATTGCCGGCGTGGCCCTGCTGCAGATCATCCGTCTCTCGATACGGCCACCACGGTGTTGTCAGTGTGATTCCTTTTACCGAGTTACGGAGGAAACGGCTGACGTTCATGCGGACCATCGTGTTTTTCTCTTCGTACTTCCACGCGATCCAGTTTACCGCGATATCCGGCACGAAACTTGGCGGAAGTTCACAAATCGCTACCGCAAACTTAGCCATTTCATCGAACGCTTTCGGTAATTCCGGACGCGGCCGATCGGAATCCGCCAGCGATCCGCCCGAGCCGATGCCTATTTCCCACTCGATCGTCCAGATCCCTTTCTTCCGTCTGATCCTCGTGATCTCTCTCATCGTCATGCCGCCTTTCTCTTTTTCCTGATCGCCTGACTCATGACGATCAGATCATGGTGTGTGATTTCTCCCGTCCAAAGTTTGTGCCCGATCTCGCCGATCCGGTTGTAGACTTTGCCGAAGCGCTTCCCGTGATAGCCGAACTCGTCGAGCAGGGAGAGTGCCAGGCATGTGCTCATGTCATCCGATACGGCGACCTCGAGTTTCCCGAAGTGGTTCAATTTCTTTCGGTGTTCCTTGTTCGGGCAGAACTCGATCTTTGCTTCCGGCTTCAGGATCTCGTTGTTGATCTCCTCGGCCGTCACGAGTTTATCCCCAATACAGGACATGTGCACCAGCATTTTCCGGTGCAGCCGCTCCCAGCGATCCTGCCCGAAGCCGAACACGTCATGTGCGGCAATCTTCGTCAGCATGAAGAAATTGCTGATCGTTTCCTCGATCACCTGCTTGTTCCCTTTTCGGATTGCGAGCACTTCCGCCGGCGACGGATGAAACTGTTTCTGCTCCGCCGACTGACGCGAAGTCTTCGCCGATTCTTTTCTGCGCTTCATTCGCTTTGCCAAACTTCCCATGATGTCACTCCCCTCCCAGAATCTTTCCGGCCGAGTCGAGCATCAGTACCGGATATTTCTCGATGATCTTTCCGATCGGTCCCTCGATCGGGATCCAGCTCCCACGATCAAAGTCATAGCCCCAACGAATCGAAGCCTCCTCTTCGAGCTCCTTGATCCGCTGTTTCGCTGCCTCGAGTTCTTCCTGCCGGTTGATCGCATCCATGGCGTCCACGTCACTCTGCTTCCGCAGCTCTTTATTTTCCTGCTCCAGACTGTTGCAGGCTTTTCGCGAACAGCGCAGTGCTTCCTGTGCAGCTTCCCATGCATCCTGCAGTTTCTTGATCTTCCGGTTTTTATCCTCAAGCAGCCGCTTTTTTTGCTCGAGCTCGCCCTCAACGCGGTACCGCCCGCGAATCTCCTTCTCGAGACTTCGCTGGAGCTCGCGCGAAACATTCTGCTCCCGCGCCAACAGATCGAGCGTTTTGTCATACTCCCACAATCCCCGGATATTCATTTGCCATCCTCCTTCACGCGATCCAGAAATTTGATCATGCCGCGACTTTCCACGCGCCACGGTTTCAGATCCTCGGCTGTTGCGTACTTGCGCCCGAAGATTTCCTTCATGTGCGAAAACACCTCCCACGGAACAAAGAATGCCCGATCCCCGATGCCGACGCAGACTCCCGTGACCGCACCGAGCGCGGCATACTCCGTGAGCGCCGCAGCCTGATCGCGCGTCACGGCATCCTGCTTCATGCGATCGGTTGACGTAAACTTTGCTTCAAAGCAGATCAGCTTCCCGCCGCGCAGCGATCCTTTGAAATCCGGTTCCGCATGCGCAGTAAAAGAGACCAGCGCCGTCCCATCCGGATTTTTCTTTCGGACCCGGAACGGCTCCGGTGTTTTCGTGATCCGCGCCACACCCATGGCACGATACCAGCGGCAGGCTCCCTCGATCAGCTTTTCATGAAGATGCCCTGCGTCACTACTTTTCCGCGCGCGGTAACTTCGCCACGGATTTTTCCCGCGTCCGCTGATCTGTGTCCCCAGCAGATCATTCCACAGTTCCTCGTCTTCTTTTCCCAAATTGTTCATCCCTTTCGAAATAGGCTATCTGCAGCGGATAGCCATCCTCGGTAAACGTGTTACAGGAAAGGTGCGGCAGGAGATGATATCCTTTCGGCGGCTTCATGTTATCCCGGTACGAATCCGCCCGCGTGACGGTCTCCTTTTTCGGTTTTCTGCGGATCAGATTCCTTGACGGCATAACGCGGCCGGACCCGGTCTCGCGATCGATCTCTTCTTTCACGAAGTAACTCATGAGATTTGTCGCGTCAGACAGCGCGCCTTTATACACCGAAAACTTCACATGGCCATGTGGCCACGCCGCGATCACGGCCGCCATGTCTTCCTGCGGGATCCCCGGCACGAGAATGTGACCGTGCGGCCTCCCGCGTTTCCCCTTGGCGGCATTCTCGAGTACCGAGATATACTTGAGTTCCTTGCCGCGCTTCCGGAAGATCGTTCTCAGCTTCCGCTTGAATTTCTCAAACTCGGCCTTGAGCACTTCCGGAGGCAGGCGATCCCGGCATGTGATTGTCAGGTAACTGTCTCCCATGTGAAAGTTATCCAGCGCCAGCATGATCAGTTTCTCTTTCCGAAGTTCCCGGTTCCGCTTTTCCTGTTTCTCTGACGTCACCTTTTCCTTCGGGCTGCGTTTCTCCCGTTTCGACTTCTCGGAATGATACCGCCACGTATGGTATTTTTTCTCGATGATATATTTCTTATCCCGAGACACCCACTTTGACTTCATGTAAGACATTGCGATTTCCTCTCTTATGTCGGTATTTTAATTCCTTTATCGAGCCGGTAAGAGGCTCCGCAGCCCCTTGAAAAATGCGCCGAAAAAGCGCCTGCTCACAGACGCTTTTTCGCTATTCGTTTTATTTCCTTCTATATAATGTCACGTTACGATGCGCAGCTCGTGCAGATCGGCATATTGATCGAGATCCGCCTGGGCACGTTCAAACGTCAATCTCTCCGGCAGACTTTTCACTCGATACCATCCGTCATGCCATTTCCACATTGCCCGGTAACCTTTGTCGCATTTATTGACCCTGTATGTCCGCCCGAAATCCGATCGATAAGAATGCGCCGCGATACCTTTTAGCGAATCCTCTTCTTCGCCCAGCAGTGTCCACTGTTCGCCGAGTGCGAAGATTGCCAGATCCTTTTCTGCTTCCTCCGGTGTATTCCGCCATGGTAAATCCCGGGAAAGACTGGAGTGCCAATTGTCACGGTCATCGGCTTTGTCTTTCTTCGCCACATGCGTCCGGAATTTTCCGATATGGTTTTTTCTTTTACTCGGATTATATTTTCCTTCGAGCACGCGGTAGATCCGCCCGCCTGTTCCTTCATATGTCTTCATGTCTCATCCTCCCAGCAGTTCCTGAATGAGTCCGGCCGTCATGCCAATGACAATAAGCAAGAGCATCAGATTTGCTTCGTATTCCATGGATATTTCCTCCCCCGATGAAAATGTGTTATACTTGGGGTGCAGGATTTCTGAACATCCTCCTGCGAGCAAATCCGTACCGGCTTTCCTCCGGTGCGGTTTTTTATTGTCCTTTTCATAGCGGCCGACTCCATCAGTTCATGTATAATCCTGCGGCCATGCCGAGGAAGAACGCGACGATCCAGATGACCGTGAGCACAGCCTTGCCGGCCGGTGTCATGGACACGACCATCTCGGCGATGTCCTTTACCTTATCCCATGTCGACTTTTTCCGCCGGCTATGATAGATGATATTCCGCCCGGTCCCGTCGCTCATCGTAACGAACCAATCTTTTTCTTCCTGACTTGTCTTTTCCATTCCGTCCTCCTTATCCGAACATTGCACCCACGATCAAGTGCATCATATACAAGGCCATCAGCATAAGTCCGACTGCATTGCCGAATGCTTTCAGCCGGCTGTAATCCCGGCGAACTTTCTTCATGATGTCTTCTCCTTTCATCCCAGATCGACGCCGAGCCGATCCGCTTCCGCCTTGATCATTTCCTCCGACGCGCCCGTATACTCAATGAATGCTTTCGGGCTGATGTAATAGTTGTAACGATGGTTCCGTCCTTCCTTGGCTTTTACGGCCACGCCGAACGGAAGGAGCCCGCGCTGGAGCCCGATCCGGACAAATTGTTCGCATTTCCCCATCACGGCCGCCGCCACCATCGGCGGTATTTTTTTCATGTCCACCACCTTCTTATCCCTTTCTCGTCCATCCGTCTCCCATCCGGTGCAGCTTGTGCTTTTCGGCATATGCGATTGCGTCAACAAATGCTTCCTCGAATGAGTTACGCCACGGAAGGTTTTTGCTCTTTACCTTATGGGCACCGAGCCGACCGGGGCGTTTCTGTAAAAGTCCGTACTCTCCGGCAAGGTTCTTTCTGATGTAATAGGCATTAAAATCTTTGTCGACCCACGCGTAACTTTGATTCATGACTTCCGCTCCGGACTTTGCTTCCGCCTCCGAGTCAAATGCTTTCCACTGCTCAAAGCAGTCCCGCTTATTCATATCGACCGGCCGACGCACGGTATACGTCACCGTGCAAGTTCCGATCTCGCCGCCCGTGATGTACGGATCATTGGCCACCGCGTACGGGAACACTTCCCACACGCCCGGATTTTTCAGTTCATTTTCCATTCTTTCACCTGCTTTATTGGTACAATATCCTTAAGGAGGATGATTCTAATGACAAAACATGATAAGGAAATCTTGGTGTCCATGGTATCTGGCGGCCGAAACACCGCCGCCGAAATCAAGCGCGCGCCGATCGCGAAGTCGATCGATGACGCGATGCTCTACGTTATCTCATCCGGCCGGAGCTACGATGACTGGCTGCTCATTCCCGATCCGCCAAAACGTTTCAGCCGCGAAGACGTTCCGCATTACGATGATGCCGATACGTTCGTCCTCAGCGAACATGGACAGGATATTCTCGATGAATATCGAGACCGTTTATGGTCAAAAGATATGGCCAGCAAAAATTTATTTGCCGCCAGATGCACGTTGATGCTGACTGCTATTGGAATAGCGCTTTCAATCGTTGGACTATTATGCACAATTCTCCTGCGATGATACAAAGGTTAATCGCCGACAATACCATACTGATAATGATGTAGTGTCGGCTCAGTCTCATCGTTTCCTCGAAACTGTCCGGTACGTAATTCCACCAGCGGATAAAACGCTGGTGTATTTTTTTTAAGATCAATTTCGATCTCCTTTCCGCCCGATCGACAAGCTGATATATCCCACGCCGATCTCGATCACTACTTCGTCCTCCGACTCAACGTAATAATCCGCTTCATCAAAAACCAAAATCCCCCGGCCGAAGTCAATATGGAGATTGACCCCCGGCTTACTTGTCAGAGCCGTTGCACTCACGACATTGTCGCTGATGTCAGGGATAACGCGCCCGTCCGTCCTGACGTCAGTTTCTCCGGCTCGATCGTCGAGCGCGTCATTGATGAAGTCCATCAGCTTTTCGCATTCGCAATGATACGCCAACAGTTTTTTACCGCTGTAATCGCGAGGATCAGCCGCCCGATCCTTCGCCGCCTTTACGATCGCCGCCAGCGGAAAATTCCACGTCTTCATACGATCACCTCCGGTTTATTGATATAATGTCCTTGAAAGGACGTGATTCTCATGAAACTCAACTATGAACTGATCCGCCAATTATTGTTGGCAATCGAAGCAGATTCCAACGGGCTTCAAAGCTTCTCCCTTCTTCACTATCAAACGCTTTTCACCGGATACAACCCCATCATCATAGACTACCATCTGAAGTATCTGATCGATGCCCATCTGGCCGAAGGCAAGGTACATTGCTATGTTCTTGATATAACGCCAAAAGGCCGCGACTATCTAAACAATGTACGGGATGATTCAATATAGCATGATGTGAAAAAGCGTATTGCTCCGTTAGGTCAGATATCCTTAGATGTCGTTTCCGATGTAGGCCGTTCTTTCATACTCAAAGCTTTAGGGCTATAAGGAACCGTAAACTCATTAATGCAGGACTTCGTCTCGTCAAACACCAACGGCATCATACTGAGCGGTACACGATATTTATGCAAAACTTCCACAACCTCTAAGGCGGCCGCCCGAATATCGACGACTTCCGCCGGCATCAGATCATCTTTCACAAATGTTACCGGTTTTCCATCGCATAATGTCTTTCTTATCGTCATATGCTCCTCCTTACGCCGGCAGTGCCTCCGGCTTCAGCAGATCGGCGACGCGTTTTCTGTTGTCGGCCGTCTGGATAATGATCGCTTCGAGCGCTTCCTTCTGCGCCGGTGACAGGCTGCGCCATGCGTCCTTCAGCTCCTGCGCGTATCCCGGGAGCCTGCGCCGCTCTTCAAACGTCATCATATTCTCACCTTCTTTCTATGAACGAACATATATTCTTTTACTGATCGACTTCGATGCGGATCTTCTTCTTGTTCTCGACGTCATCGATAACCATGTGAATGGCATCCTCGAGCACATCAGCCGGAATCCCCGTTGACTTTGACTTGCGCCAGAGCCATGACGCGAAAAGGAAGAGTACGACCTTGTCATCCCCGGCCGTGAACATCCGCATATAACCGTCTTCTTTCCCGTCGAGCGCGAGTATGACGATCGTGTCCGAATCGTCGATGAGCTCGCCGACCTGTCTTTTCGAGTCGAAGAAGTCCTTATCCTGATTTGTTGTCAATCCCATCACCTCCCTTCGTGGTTCCGCCCGCTGTGGATAACCTGTGGATAACTTACAGTCATTCGATATAGGGTATCCTCGTCGTTTCGTCTTTATATTCCTTAGTTGTTTTTCTATATTCATATTATACAATTAAATTGTATTTGTCAAGATGTATCTTGTAATTTTTACAACTCCGTTGTATTATATAGATAAAGGACGGTGATGACATGAATATCAACCAACGAATAAGAGAGTTGCGAAAATGTCTCGCACTCAATCAGAAAGAATTCGGTGAAAAGATCGGCATGGGACAAGCCGGTGTCAGTAAACTTGAGCAAGACGGAAATACCGTCATTGATCAGAACATCCGCCTGATCTGCGATACATTCCAGATCTCCGAGGAATGGTTACGCACCGGCAAAGGTGACATGAAGGCTGACGACGATGACATTTACATTAAAAAGCTCGCCGCCCGATATCAGCTTCCCGGTTCCCACGCGGCCGTCATGGAAGCATGGCTGACACTTTCAAATGACGAGCGTGAGACGATCCTCGCGCTGATCCGCAAGGTCACCGGAGCGGCCGACGCAGCCGAGCGTGCCGAGGCCGAACGTGTGAAGGCGATCGATGAGAAGGTCGCCGCGTACCGGCAGGAACTCGAAGCCCAGCAAAAAGGGCCATCAGTATCCGCGACTGGCTCCGCCGCCATGGCAGGCACTAAAAAAAGCCGCCCGTAAAGGACGGCCATGTACCGATAACCCTGCTCCGCCGGCAGGGTTATTCTCTATTCGTTTTTGCAGGAGGACTGATTCAAATGACTAAGACTGAAACTATCGCCGTCGCCGTTGCCGCCGTTTCGCTGGCGGTCACTTCCTGTCTCGCTGTTGTGGTTCATCAGCAACAGAATTATATTGAATCGCTCAGCCATGAGATCACGGCCATGCAAGACGATCAGAAAACGTTTATGAAGAAAGAACATAAGCCGTTAAAGTCAGAAGTCGAACATATTAAGTCCAGACTCTTTGATCTCGATCTGCAGATCAGTGACGTTTCCGATCAGATCGATGATGCTCATGCCCGAATTGACGATACCCAGTCTGACGTCAGCCAAGCACAATGGGATGCGTATGAAGCAAACAGGAATGCTGAGGACGCTCAGGACGCAAACGAATCTCTGCGCACTCAATTAAATAATAATCATCGGAACTCTTATTATTATTAATCTCTTTATTTATCCCTTACTTTACTTTTCCCGAGATTTTGGTACATTGCTTGACTTAAAAAGTAAAGTAATGTACCACTTTCCCGATGAAAGTCAAATAAAGTCCAAAATACTGGACTAATGGATATGGCTAGTCTAATTATCCGCATTAAATTAGACAATAAAAAAAGAGCTCCTGTTTCGGAGCTCCTTTTTCCGGCCGCCAGATCGGTGCCGTATGGAACCTTTTTATGGTTGCATCCATTGTGGAGGGGCAGCCCATCTGCTTTACGTTCTGCCCCGGTCGGCGATTAGCCCGTCTCTGCTGCAGCAGTTGATGTGTGGAACGATGCCGCTGCTCATCTCTCCTTTGGTAGAGATTTCTATCGGATATCTTTATTGTAGCAGATTCGCCGGCAAGCGCAACCACCTACTTTGCCAGTCACCGCCCGGTGACAGAAAGGAATGCTATGCGATTACCAAACGGTTACGGGTCCATCACCCGTCTTTCCGGGAAGCGCCGCCGCCCGTACATGGTGCGCGTGACTTCCGGCTGGACGGATGACGGATCCCCGGTGCGTAAAGTCATCGGTTATTATGAGAGCCGCGCGAAGGCGATCAGCGCGCTGTCCGAGTACAACGAGCATCCATATGATCTTGCCCAGGACAAAACGACATTCACCGATCTCTGGGATAAGTGGTGCAAGATCACGTATACGGATAAGGGGCTCAAAGTCCCGAATCCGTATAACGCCGCATGGAAGCGCCTCGACGGGATCCACTCGATGCAGATGTGCGATATCCGCCGACGCCATATGCAGGGGGAGGTTGACCGCTGTCCTCTCGGATACTCGACGAAGAAAATGATGAAGACGCTTTGCAACAAACTCTTCAAGCTCGGTATTGACTGCGAGATCGTGACCGTCAACTACGCGAAGGACATCAACCTCCCGCATGCAGAAGTCAGTGACAAGCATCATCCGTTCGAGCCGGAAGAGCTCGATCTGCTCTGGAAGCACGTCGGCGATCCCGGCACCGACATTGCGCTGGTGCTGTCGTATACGGGAATGCGCCCGACGGAGCTCCTCAAAGTCCGCACGGAGAACGTGCACCTCGACGATCATTATCTCACCGGAGGCATGAAGACCGCCGCCGGCCGCAACCGCGTCATCCCGATCGCGGACAAGATCGAGCCGATCATCAGACGATGGTACAATCCGGACAGCGAATATCTCGTCATCAGTCCAAAAGACGGCCGCCCGATCCTGACATACGATCGCCTTCGCAGTCATATCTGGGAACGAAGCCGCGTCCTCGATCAGCTCCCGACCGCGCACCTCCCGCATGACGGAAGACATACGTGCGCGACAATGCTCGACAATGCCGGTGTCAATCTCAAGACTGCCCAGCTCATCCTCGGTCACAGCAGCCGCGACATCACGCGCCGCGTTTACACGCACAAGACGATCAATCAATTAATTGAAGCTATTAACCAGATCTAATGCGTGTTACCATTACGTTACCAATACGTTACCAGTAAGAAAAATTTTCCCTGTTTTTACCTGATTTTATCCGCAACAGGATAATTGAAAAAGCCCGCCATACCAAGTATGACGGGCTTTTTGTTACCAATGAACTTAATCGAAAATCAACGTTTCGAGAACTGCATTCACGCATAAAACACGGCTTTTAGATGATTTTGTTACCAGTTTGTTACCATTAATTTTTAGATCAGCGATTTGATCTGCTCGTTGTCCGTTCTTATGCAAACCATAGCGTCCCTATATTTAATAGGAAGCGTCTTACTCATCGATTGTTACTTTGACGTTCTCCCACTTTTTGTAAGCATCGACATATGCTTCATTCTTACAACCGTTAAATGTCACTTCATAATACATGCCGTCACTCACGGTCGTCGAGACGAGTGCTTTCCAATTCTGCAGAGTCTTACAGAACCAAACGATGAACACGTCATCCATGGTCAGCTTCTTCTGATCCGTGACGTCAACACGGTCATTGAAATAGTCCATGACCAGCTTTCTGGCAATCTCCTGATAACTCATGCTTTGCCCTCCGCAGCCACACCGTTGATCGTCTTCTGCAGAACAACCTTCACAACGTATACCGCGCCCTGTAGCAGGAGCGGAAGAACAATACCGTCACGCCAGCGACACCATCCGCTTTCCTGTGCACTCTGAGACTTAATCGTCTCGCAGAAAGCATCGGCCGCATTTTCTACAACCGGCAGTACTTCATTCAGAACCGTCTGAGAAACATCCTGCTTTACCTTTTCCGTTACGTCATCGACGCGCAGCGCGTCAGTTACGTTGTCTCGAATCTCTGTCCATTTGCTCATGTCCATACATCCTTTCTTTAATCTTTTCACGATGAAATGTCTCGTACGCGTGCCAAAGTGCCATGCCTCGTCGGCAGTTGATCCGCGTCCCTTTTTTCTCGTCATACCAGACGATGATTTCCCGTCCTCCGAAATATACGTGAAGTAATTCATTCCCCTGCGTCATCGCCGTTCTCCACGGTCGGTAATGCGTCAGGAAATATTCGAATCCGTATATGTCGGATAATGGCACAAGCCGCGGCCAACCATCACGTTCCCGTTTTTCCGCAACCTGCAGCATTTTCTTTAAGTTGTTCATAGGCCGTCTCCACGGCTGTGCCGGTTACTGCATCGAGCATTCGTAATCGGTAATGCCGCGTGCGATCGCGCGGGCGAACTCGTCCTGCTTATTCGCCAACAGTTCTGCGTCGCTATCGTTATCGATGAACGCCATTTCGACAAGGCAGGCGGGCATGTCCGTATGTTTGAGGACGAGAAGATGCGGCATGGATTTCACGCCACGGTCAAGCGTACCCAGCGAGTTGACGATCTGCTTCTGGATATTGCCAGCCAGCCGTGCGCCCTCTCCTGCGCCGTAACATTCGACCTCTGTACCGTGTGCGGATTCGTTGAACGCATTGCAGTGAATTGATACAAATACATCTGCGCCCCACTCGTTGGCCGTCTCTGTGACCGTCAGGCCCTGTCTATCTGGATAATAACTGCGCCCTTTGCTCGTAGGGGCGAGATTGTCGCTCTGCATCAGCTTGCAAGTACAGCCTGCCGCCTCGAGATAGTGCTTGACGAGCGCGCCGACGTGAGCTGCGACCTCGCACTCGCGCAGGCCCGTGCGCGGGCTGACGGCGCCACTGTCGTAGTCAAGATCATGTCCCGGGTTGATAAATACCTTCATCGTAAACCATCCTTTCTATTCTCGATGGCGGTCCGGCCAAGGTAGCCGATAAGCCCGCTCCCCAAAGTTGTCTGCAACTCTGTACTGCCGCCGAAGAGGATGGCAGCGAGCAGGACGATGACGAGGCCGGTGCCTACAATCGTATCTGTCGTCACATGCATACGCATCACCTCCCGAGCGCCCAGGTGAGGACGCTGGCGAAGATGCCGACGAGCGTCGTGCTCATTCCGATCGTCCAACAGACGTCACGCTTGAATTCGTCGATGCGATGATGTGCGGACTTCGTCGAGTCGATTGCTGAGACGACGTTCGGAGTCATGACATCAATCTTCTCTTTGAGCTCCTGCACGGACGCGACGAGGGCATCCACCTGCGTCTCGATTTTGGTCAGTCGTTCTAGTAGATTCATATCCAATCTCCATGATCCTTCCATCTGCATTTCTCCCGGCATCGGCGGTGGCCGTTCCTTCGTGTCCATCATTTCTTCCATTGCGAGATTTAACCCCGCTGCTACGCCGATATGCTTTTGCTTGTCCGGCGCGATACCTCCTGCGTAACAGGGTGTTGCCAGCAGGAGCAGGCGAGAAGTAGGGTCGGAAGTCGTATTTTCATTGTTGTTCCTCCTTTAGTCTATATCCGCATTTGTGGTACAGTCAAGCCATTTACTGCCTGTCCATATCAAAAGGTGCCCTAATGTTGTATCATAATAGGTATTTCCATCCGCCACTATTTTGGAGTTAGGTCTGGAAGTTGTTGCACCAACACTGGGGCCGGGGTAATTGTAAGTCATAGCCTTTAGGTTATATGATGTAAATATACTTGAAGCCGTAAATGTATTGCTAGTTATAGCTGCATTACTTGCTCTTTCAAGCCTAAACAACGCCCCAAAACCGATGTAAAATAACGGGCAATATACATTTTCTAATGTATTAATTTCAGAAACATCCACGATACTGTTTCTGTCTAAATTAAATATATATTCAACATTTAATGTTGATAATACATTTAGTATTGCCAATAACCTCACAGACATGGTTGTGTTTGCGATATGCGCAATCAAAGTTTTTTTATACGCAGAAGTAAGTGACTGCCCATCAATAATCAGTTTGTAAAAATGAATCTTAGAACCTGTAATTATAACAGGAAAAATATCTGTCCCATATCCCGTTTCTGGAGGATTAATGCCGTTCAAATTTTTGTACTCTAACGACCATGTATCATCAGGAGTTACTCTAACGATCCCCACTGTCATCACATTAGACTTCGTTATTAGCAACTGTTTTACTGTTAAATCCGTAAAGTTCGTTGTCACATCTGAACAGTTAGAGAATAAAACCCTCTTTATTGTTATATTGCCTTTTCCGTCTTGATTAAAGTTTATTTGTCCATGAAAATTCGTAAGAACCAACGAAGTATATTCCGCAGGCTTTATAGTTATGTTCACTTGAACTTCCGAAGCATTGACAGGCAATGCTTGAATAGCCGCATTAATAGATTTGAATGGCTTTTCTTTTGTTCCATCGGGAATTTCTGTAGCACTAGCATCAACAAAAAATTCAATTGGTGCCGAATTATAAAAACTTTTTATAGGATAATTGTTGCTAACATGAGTCAATGATTCACCATTGGATATAAATTCCGCATCTTTACTCAGATGGAATACTTTTGCTCCAACAACCGTTGAAAACTGTTGGTAATATCTTGTTGATTCACCAAATAAGTTTGTTTTGCCAACTGCTGCATCAAAAGCATTCCAACCGTGATTGAACACAGCATAGTCCGGTGCTATCTCTTTGAAAAAAGCAATACTAGCACTTTCATTATATGGCGAAGCTACTCCGTGATGCGGAATTTTTAGCAGATTTACTTTTGGCAGGTTATACGTAGTTCTAACAAATTCTGTTTCGGGATAATACCCATCTCCCGTATAGAGCACATTAACATTGCCATGCCTTACAAGAGCATATATGCTTCTTGGATTTTCATTGCTTACATCCACGTCTACTTCTGCAATGTAGTGTTCTATGTCTGCATTGCAACACATCAAATCTACATAACAGTTATTAGATAACTGGATAGTTTCATCTTCGCTTAACTCTCGATATGGTGTATTGGTGCTAGTAAAATAGCCTATCACTGTATTTTTAGTTGTCGCATAAACCGCATTAGATGGTATCAGCCATTCGCACTCTGAAAAATCAATTTCATCTTGCGCTAAAAATGCAGGGATATTCATGTGATGGTCACCGTGATAATGTGTCAATAAGAAAACATCAATTTTTTTGATATTATGTGCTTTTAGATAAGCAATAATATAATCATATTGTTCTTGTTCATCCGTCTCTACGCCGCCGTTTGAATCAATCATCATCGTTTTTTCAGGTGTTACGATAATCTGACAATCTCCCTGTTGATGCTCTTTTGTCGTTTTTGGGAACAAGAACTGTACTTTATCCTCTGCCCGGAACGCTCTCTTCCTCGTATCCGTGACCGTCCCTGTATTAGCATTAGCCGCCACGCTCACCTGCGCAACACTAATCCCATTCGCAGGCACGCTAGGCGCACTCGGACTAGCCGCCGCCGTACCTGTGATTTTTGCTACTGTGCCCGTTGAATCAATATACACAAGGTCAATTCGCGGATTTGTCGGGTCTGCCGCATCCAGCGTGACTGTCGTTGCGCTAATCTCTTTGCGCGTTCCGTCTGCCAAATGCACCACGCCTGCCGCCACGGTAACGGTTAAGCCGCTAATCGTCGGCGTGCAGCCACTTACAATGCCATAGCCTGTGCTTTCGGCGAGGTATTCGTTGATGCCGTCGATTCTATCGGCGTAGAGATTTTCCCAGTGTTTCTCACCGGTGCCGAGTGTGCCGTCGTGATCCATGCGCGGCACGATGTTTCGTGTTGCCAGATTATCTTGTGCCATTATTTTCCCTCCTTATGAAGCAATACGTTTCTCGCCGATCGGGACGATGTCGCCGTTTGCGTCGAGTGCCCAGAAGCCGCTGTAGGTTGGTTGCAGTGTCGGCATCAGATCTCCATTCTCATCGAGTTCGAAGAAATCATCACCGACGTAGGTCGTGATCTTTGTCCAGTAATCCGTATCTGTCGGCAGAGCTGTCGTACCGTCGGCAAGAGAGCGATAGATGCTGCCGTCTGTGTACTGCACGATATCTCCGATGTTATAGGTCTTGCCATCCTCCCATAACGGTGCATTATATTCCTGCACCGTCATTGCGGCATTCTCAGCGAGACCAGCTTGTTTCTGTGCGTCAAAGGCAGATGCCGCAGCCGCCTGCGCCAATTCTTTTGCAGTAGAAGCACTTTCAGCTGCGTCAGATGCCAGCTCGTCGGCTTTCGCTGCTGAGTCTTGAGACGCCAGCGCGTACTTGATCGCCGTCTTCGCGTTCGCGTCAATCTCTTTCATGTAATCGATGAATGTCTTGGCCCCGCTGATACTGTTCTTAATGCAGCGATCAACTTCCTCGCGGATCTCCTGAATGATCATCGTCAGCTTATCCGGCATTGACTCCAGAATCGGAAGCGGATATTTGCTTCCGAGTCCGACCTCCTGTGTGATCGGTGTCCGGCGATAGATCGCGATTTTCTGTGAGCTCGAGAGAATCGCCGGCCGTTCGCTTTCCGACGGTGCTTCTCTGGGAGCATAGCCCGGATATGTTACCGTGCCGGCGACACTGTCGACGAAGAAATCTTTTGTCAGCTCTGTTTCAGTATCTGTTTCGCTATCGTAGATAACGACGTGAATATGATCCGCACTGTTAATCGGAAATTCAAACGGGAATACCGTCGTCTTTCCGTCACCGGTATAGATGACTTTAGTATCCTGATCAACAATCATTTCCTTCACCTCCTCCAAATTTTTCTTCCAACTTGCGGCCGCCGCGTGGATCCTCGCCAGCAGTAAAGAATCACCTTACTACTTCCGCCCGCGCAGCCGGGCCGCCCATACAAAAAGCCCTCCGGTATTCCGGAAGGCTTTTCTTTTCTGCTGATACTACCAGTTTACCATGTGCATCCTGCGATAAACTGCAGCAGAGTGATTTATTTCTTCTTTCCTTTTTTCGGTTTTGCCGGTGCCGGCGGTTTCGGCTGGATCTCCCGTTCCTTCGGTGCCTTGTCAAAGACAGCCGACCAGACATAACTCGTCCAGTCATGATCGTAGACATTGTCTTTATCATTCAGGTACATCATTGTGCCGGTCACGGCGTCGACCATCGTATTCGTAATACCGAAGCGTGCAGCCGTAAGGCTTGACACAGCCTTTGCACCATGACGAGCGACTTCCGCATACGTGATATGCTTCTGCGGATGACGATATTTCTCGTCTTCTTCGTGTTTCTTGATTGCATCAATCCGCTTTTTCCCGCGCAGTTTCTTCAGCCGCTCCTGCCATTTCTCTTCGCGCGCAGCCTGCTGTTCGTCGATCTGCATGTTATGCTCCGACATTTTCCCGAGAAGCGTGATCGCGCGGACCGTCTCCTGTGTTCCCGCCATGCCGACGCTCAACAGGTTCACGTCCGATCGTACCATGTTCCCGCCGAACATCGTCTGGATCGCGAGGTTTGCAAGATCGCGGACAATCGGAATTGAGCCTGTAGCCTGTGACAGCGCATTCTTCGCAAAGACTTTCATAAAACGGTCCTGCCATGGTACGGCGACTTTCTCATCTTTGCCGTCGGCATTCTTGATCTTTACCCACTTATCGTCATCGCTGTCTCCTTCAAGTCCCAGCATAAACTTTCCGATACTGCCGATCAGTGACATCAGTACAACGCGCAGCATGACCGATCGTGCAAACGGCGCCCACCGGGCAAGAAAGTTTCGATCGGTACTGAATTTTGCATGACGGTATTTCGCAAGAATCGCATTGAACTGCGTATTAAAAAACGAATAGAACGTCGTCATCAATTTCGTGAGTGCGTGCTTGCTCCGCTGGATCGACGCAAGATCCTTCGTTGCGCCGGATCCGAACGTGTCACGCACAACGGCGTCCGCTTCATAAACCGCCCGGTGCTCTGCTTCACTGATTGCTTCCTCGTCCGTGTAGATTGGAAGATCCATAGCATTATTCAGTTCTCCTTCGGCTTTCGCGAGCTCACTCTGCAGCTGGCGCATTTCCGGTGTATCGCGCATCGTCTGTTCCGTCTCTGCGCGTGCAACGTCAAATGCGGATCCGCCCGCAGCAACCGCTTCCGACTGTGCGGCACTTCTGATACGCTGTGACGCGTCATACATCCGCCCGCGCAGCTCCTCTGCTTTTTGCTGGAGTTCCTGCACCTTCTGCTGATTCTCTGCGTTCTCACGCTTGACCTCGGCCAGCTTTTTCCCAAACGAATCTTTATATGCCTGCACCCATAATGGAGCGGACAGCATCAGATCCGTATAGAGCATCATGTCATACGCGTGGTTCTTGACGAACTCGATCGGCCGCGCACTCGTCTCAAACAAGCCGTCCTGCTGCCGGATATCACGGTCCATGGAATTGATACGGTTCGACATAAAGACCGACTTGGCCAAAAGTTCCCGTGACGCTCCGAAGTGCGTATAGAAATCAGAGACCGCGAGCATTGCTTTTGCCGGTCCGATCGCGTCAATAATCGGAGCAATATTTGAGATGTTCTCGAGTGCCGGCCAAACGCGATAGCCCATGATCGCCATCGTCGAATTACTGCGCAGATAGTTAAACAGCTGCCCGAGCGCGCCCTCGGCCATGTTGTTGTTCTGCGCTGCAATATTCCAGCAGTCTGTTGCCCATTCTTTCAGTACGTTGTGATACTCAGGCCCCAGTGTATCGCTGACGCGCTTTTCAAATGCTTTATTGTTGACAATGCGGTACACATCACGCGCAGCCAGACGATACGTAATGTTATGAATAACTGCCTGCAGATGATCCGGAATGACACCGAATTCAAAGAGCAACGGCCGTCCTTCGATGTCCACTTCCGCACGGGATTTTGTGAATCCGCGCCCCGTACCGAGCACGGCCGCGCCGGCGAGGTTCGACATCGTCATTTTGTTTTCTTCCTGCTCCGCAGCCTTGCTTGACTTGCGCGGATCATACTTGATCGGGTAGTAACCGCCGCCTAATTTAACTGTCTCGCCGTCCGCTGTCTTTGCTTCAAACGGTACAGCTTCGACTTTCTTGATCGCCATGCCGTTCAGCTTTTCCTCTACGGCCGCCGTCTGTTCCCAATAGCTGTTGAGATGGTCCCAGATATCCTGTACGAGTTTCCAGTCCTTCGCCGTCATCTGCGTCTCGATCCAACGAACGAGTGTCGTTTCATCGGTATTGAAGCTGGCGACTAGGCGCTGACGATTCGCCCGGTTTCCGAGATTGAGCGCCATGCAGATGACATTTTCTTTTGTGACCTTCCCGATATTTCGATCCGGTTCAAAGACAATGTTTCGTTTCTTCCATGCGCGCCGCTCGCTGTGTTTGTACGGTGCGAGGATTTTATGCAGTGACGCCATTTCCTCCGAGATCATACGTCCTTCGTGCTCTGCCGCCCGCTCATAAATACCGTAAATATATTTATGAGCAGACTTTCCGAGCGCGCGCAGAATCTCTTCCGGTTTTGTAAGCATGGCAAGCCATTCTACGCCGTGCCGCGCAGCCGCTTCCCCATGCGGAAGTTTTGCCACCCATCCATTGTATCCGAGTCCGCCTGTGTCGGCATTGATCGCACGGCGCCGGACGCCGACATGATCTGCATCCGATTCGTCGTTTATGATCTCGCCGACGACGTCCGTGATCGACTTGCCACCGACCGTTACCATATTAAATTTGTTTTTGCCCGTCGTATAGATGAGCGTCAATGCATTGATGGCGTCATCGAACTGATCAAGATTGAGTGAACGATAGCCTCGGAAATTATTTCCCTGCTTCGTTGCGATATCAAGGATCTCCGTCGGCCGCATCCCCGGCTGACCGTCAAGCCCCTTCTCGATCGTGTCAAACATTTCATCAAACGACCGAAAACCGACCTCAAATCCACTGACCGGCTCAACAGCATCGCGATCAACAATGCGCAGGATGAAGGCAAGGTGTCTATGATAATACCGCTCTTCTTTCGGAAGCTTCACCGAACGAACCGCGAGCTGTCTATGGATCTTATTGAGTCCCTTCTCAACATGATCCGCAACCTTCTTCGCCTCATTCGCCATCGCCGCATACATGGCCTGCTGCTGCTGCGCCGTGAGTGCCATTTCCCAGTTCTTCGCGCGGATCATCTGCTGGACACGGCGAGCCGCCCGCTTCGACCGGCGCAGATATCCGTTATAATCCATCGCCTCATTGATCGGTTTATTCATGATCGTGCGCTTTGCCAGCTCCCGATAAAAGATCATCTTGCCTTCATTGGCCGTCATGACTGCAGACTCATTGACTTTCTGCTCGCGCAGCTTGCTTTTAAATTCCTGCAGTCCTTTTTCCATCTCTTCTTTTGTTGCCGCATTCAGCATAGACTCGATGCGATTGATATCTGCAGATGTCCACTTTGCCGAGAATCGGAGACGGTTGATCTCTTTCATGAGTGCTTTTACCCGTGTACTCTTCTGCTCGACTTTCAGATCGACGTCCGCCGGCAGTGCCGTGATCTGTTCCTCTACCGACTGCATGGCCTGACGTGCCTTGCCCGTGATCGTATTGACCAGCGCCATCTTTTTGGCAAATGCTGTCGCTTTCAGCGATTCTAATTTCGCGTGATATCCGGTTGACTCCATCGCCCTGGCTACATTCAATTCCGTCAAATGCGATTGGATGACTTCCTCGTCGAGCGTTTTCTCGTACCGCTCCATGTGCTGATCGAGTGCTTCATCAAGTGTCGGCACCTTGTTGAGCTCTTCCCCGAACGCCTCAAGAGATGGGAACCATCCGAGTGCGAGCTGCGGATCCCCGGAAGCCGCGACCGCACGCTCCGCGAGATACACCGGTTCGTTGAGCAGTTCTTTCCGTTTCCGCTCCCGTTCCTCTTTGACACGCCGATCGTATTCGTCCTGCGCTTCTTTTTTCAGATCGCGCATGACAATCTTCTGCAGTTTTTCCTTCGCTTCCTCTTCTGCTTCCGTCTTCCAGCGCTGATATGTTTCGGTCTCTGTTTCACTAAGCAGCTGTTCGCCGCCCGCTTTCGTGATATCTTTATACCGATCGTCGAGCGACATCTCGCGAATTTCATCCTCTGTTGCGATCATGCGATCCATGACACGACGTACCGGGAGGCTCACGCGTGCTCCGTCTGCTGTGATCGCGCGATAGATCGAGAGCAGGAACCGACGGAACATGCGGAATACTGCACGCAGGCCTTTTGCCGGTGCCTGACCGTCACGAAGGTACTGTTCAAAACCGCGTGCGAATCGTTCCTGACGCCATTCCCGCTTCAGACGATCGGCTTCATCCATGTCGCCGTATGCTTCCGCGTCAATGATTGCCTGCTCGCGCTTTGCGAATTCACGCGCCCACGGTGTACCTTTATAGAGTTTCGCGTCACCTTTCTTCCAGCTCGCCCAGTTATCGACGGCTTCCAGTTCCTTGGCGGAAACCTCGTCGATCTTTGCAAGGTCTTCGAGGTCCATCAGAAACATGTGCGCCATCTCATGCGTGAACGTCGACTCGTCCGCTGATTCAAACAGGGAGATAATGCGCCGGCCGTTCGACATGACGGTCGTCATGCCTTTAGGCCCCGCATTTCTTTCGGCCTGCATGAAGATATCCGGATTGCTCGTGTCAAACGTCCCCTGATTATCGACCGACTTGACCTGTTTCGAGTCAAAGACAGCGACTGATCCGGTATCCTTATCGACGATACCGTCATAGCCTTCTTTCTTTAACTGCTTATCCAATTTCGTGATGAATTTGTCACGGTCCCTCATCGTGTACTCTGACGTATAGCCGGCAGGACTTAATTCATGACCACCCGAAATTTCGCGGAAACGGTTTGCATATTCTTCTGCTGTCATCGGCTTTTCGATGCGGAGATATACAGCCATTGTCTGCGGATTCTTACCTTGTCCCCGGTACTGGGCGCCACTCGCCGCAGCATTCGCCGCTCCCTGATAAAAGCTGAAGTAGAATTTTCCTTTACCCCAGCCCATACCCATTTGGCGGCCAACCTTATCCTGTGCCTTCTTCTTGTCAAAGATCCGGATCCCAGACGTCGCCGTGCCATGATACGCCACGCGCGGAGTCCCATCTTTATTGACGATCTGACTGTTACCGAACCACGTGTTAAACGCCGTATTATCTGCAGCACTTTGGAACAGCTGAGAGCTCTTAGTAGTCAGTCCTTCCGACTGTGGCACGTTCTGCATGATCTCCCCGTCAAACGTGATAATGGCGTCTCTTCCGTGAACCGTGGGGACGCTCGATTCATCGCCGTCGAATTCCAGAATCTCTTTATCCGTCCAATAATTCCAGAGAGCATCCCACGTCTCAGCTTCTTTGCTTCCCTCTTTAAAGTTTCCGAAGATCTCCTCGAGCTCATCCGATCGGTCGAATTCCTCTTCTGTTCGATTCTCGCCGCGCTCGTAGAGAGCCTTGTATTCTTCGAGCAGTTTCTTTTTATCCGAAGGAAGGTCCTTATCCTGCAGCAGACGATCTGCCTGTTTCCTTTCCTCGGCGACTTTCTGGCTCATCCGGCTACGCTTTGTCCAATGTTCCGCACGTCGAGACGTTTCCCTCGCTTCCTGCTCGCCACCGATGTTCAGGTAAACAGCATAGCTCCCGAATTTATCATACAGTTCCTTGAGCGGTCCATTGGGGAGTTCTTTTACCATATTGCCGGCAGCTTCCGGATTGCTCCCGACAGCGAAGCCTTCAAAGAACTGGATCATGTGCTGTACTTCATGAACCAGTGTCTTCTTGACTTCATCCGCTCCGTTTTCTCGAATCGCGTCAGCGCTGATCTGCAGTGTCGGTTTACCGTTTTCGATAACGACTGCACCGCTGAAACGCTTTTCGTTATTGGCGAATTTTACTGTCAGGTCTTTCAGTGATGGATAAGCGCGATAGAGCATTTCGTTCTGGTATACGCGCCAAAGTTTTGTTTCGCCTTCTGCTTTGCCAAAATCAATCTCATCGAGATTGTCCGGAATTTCGAAGCGCCATTTCCCGTCTCTGCCCTGCGTCCAGCCGGTCTCGTCCCAGATCTCCTGTTTCGTCTTACCTTCGGCCATCATTTGCTTTGCTGTCACGAGACGATCTTGCAGCCCTTCGAATCCGGCCGCAGCGCGTTCTCCTGCCATCTGGTTAAAGGTTTGCTCTTTATCCAAATACATGACACCATTCTTCATGTATACGCCATAATTCGCATTCCCTTTTTCATCCAAATAAGGCCGGAATAAAAAATCCTTGACCCCCCGCAGCATATTTCGTATACTAATCTTGGAAGGAGAACCATTCCTATTAGCGCGGATGTTTGAGCCCTCTGGGTGTGACAGGCGAACGGAATGGTTCTCCTTTTTTGCTGCAAAAATTTCATAAGCAGACGTCTCGTCTTTATTCACTTCCAATTTGCCGTGAATATTCTCCGCTACAATGATTAACGTCCTCAGTTCACCGCCAAAACGGGTAGGTACCATCATACGATAAAATTCATCAATCGTATTCTTTCTACGTTGTGTTCTGCGTCTCTGACGCGACATTTCTTTTGTTACTTCCGCTTTTTTGGTATTCGGAATTACTTCGATAAGATACGAATTTCTAATGATTGAGTCCCAGTTGCTCAATGCCGCATTTCTGATATCTCGATTTTCTTCCGTGGAGGCCGATCTGTTTCTGACCAGATGGTTCTGGCCGTAACTATCCTCTGGGGCACCGATCATTGCCTTAAAATCTGCTGTTGGAATCTTATCTTTCGGTAATTTTGTCTTGATATATTCCAGTACTTCATTCGGTGCTTTACCTACCAATGACGTATCCATAGCGTCAAGATCGAGAACCGGAATTTCTTTATCAAGTTCAACGTCCAGTTCCGTTACCGGCTGCGCCAGACCGCCGGCATTCTTATATTCTCCGTTCAGATCCAGCCCGAACCGCTCGCGATAGTAATCGAGAGCGGTATATTTTTTGCCTGTTTTCTTCGTGATCGCGCGAGCATAGATTTCAGCATGACGTGCAAAGAGGATTGCTCCGACACGCGCAGCACGTTTGACGCGGGCTGATGCTTCTGCAGACTTTTCCGTCGTGACCGGCATATTCTCCAGCTGTTCTTCGACGAGGCGATAGACACGGAATGCTTCCGGACTCATGCCTTCCGTGACTTCCATTTCGACGGCGTTCATTTTGCGCATGGTCGGTTTGATCTCTTCGAGCGCTTCGAGCGTCTGGCGTAGACGATCAATGTCCGGCTTTACCGCAGCCATGGCCTGCTGTTCTTCCGGTGTTGACGGGATCCAGCCGGCGACCTTCGGTGCAGACGGATCCCCCGTCACCATGGCAATAGCCATGTCTTCGAGTTCCGCTTTTGTCGGTGCACGGCCGAACGTCTTATAGAAATTCCGGTACCATTCGTCATTCTCCGTCGTGCGGATATACGTGTCATTGCCGACTTCGTCTTTGACCGTCAGAATCTGGCCGCCTTTCCCCATGCCTTCCTGCAGTGCCTTTAATGCCGGTTCGAGGATTTCATTGAGTTCCGCCCGCGTATCTGCAGACAGCTTGCTCCATCCCTGCGCGGGATTTTCCGGATTGGTATAGATGGCAGTCAAGGCAACGGTACGGATCTGAGACCGTTTCGAATCCGGATTGTCTTTATCCTCCGGGAAGTACTGATCGAGTACCGTGTCAATAAGTTTCAGTCTACGATCAATCGCCGCCTGCTGTGCTTCTTCGACGGCCTTCATCGTGTCCTTGGCGTCTTTCTGCATGCGCGCGATCGAATCAGCCTCCTGACTGTAAGATACCGAGGACAAGAGATCTGGGCTTGCCCCGGACTGCGCATACTGCTCTGTCGGTACGGCGATCGTTCCTTTTGACTCGACGGCCGTCTGCAGATCTTCGCTCGAGATGCCTGCAGCCTTCGCGACTTTTTTCAGATCGTCCATGCCGTTCTCTTTCGTCAGAGCCATTTCTGTGTCGACATAGCTCATCTCATAGCCGGTGCCGCGCAGCTCCGATCGAAGCACCTGGCGCTGTACATCCGGTGCTTTTTCGCGCATGTTGTTCTCGCTGATCGCCTGCTGCAGCTGCTCGACCATGATCGTGCCCGTCATCGTCTTGCGCGCGTTCTCGCCATACTTCGCTTCAAACTTTGCGCGATTGCGCATGGAAGCCGTTACTCTTACGCCGCGCGTCAACGTACCGCCGACGCCGCCCATGAGACCGAAGCCCAGCGATCCCGGCAACGATTCGGCGAAACTTACCAGCGCACGGCCGGCAATGTCCTTTGCGCTATAGACCGTGTTGCTCGTATCACCTGTCGAGTATTCGATCATGTTATGGACAACATCGTCCGAGACGGACTGCACGCCTTCTTCTGCAGATTCGGCGACCGTGACTTTTGCAATGTCAGCCGCCCGATCTTTGATGCCGTTTAAGAAACGTTCCCGCATTGTCAGCTTTGCGCCGAAGTTTTCGATGATATCTCCGAAGACGGTTTTTGCATGTGGTGTTTTCCCCAGCGCTTTCGTTACGAGTCCGAAGTCCGCCATTTCAATTCCGGCATTTAAGGAACCGCCGAGTGTTGCATACGCTTTTGCCTGATTATCCGTCAGAAGAGGATTGCCTTTATCATCCTTCATTTCCTTGTATTCGGCATAACGGGATCCGATTTCCGGGCTCGCCATACCTTCATACATGCCGTAACGAAAAGCCGCTCCGGCTGCCCTGCTGATAAATTGTCTTCCGGCTGAAGCCGCAGCATCTCCGACCAATGTTCTTAAAAGACTGCCGGCAAATCCGACGGCCGCACCGCCCGCAGCACCCGCAGCGCCGCCGGCAACAGTGCCGACGCCCGGAGCAACCGAGCCAGCCGCCGCACCTACAACCATCGCCGCCGATGCCATAATTGCCGCGTCATCGACGGCCGTGATCATGGATTGCGCCATTTCCGGAGCGGACTGCGCCACGGCTCCCGCGATCGCGGCCGCCGGATCATCAATGAAGCTCGGTGCCGTCTTCTTGTCTTGTTCAAGAGAATCTTTCAGATCCTGCGCGCGCTGAATGTCATTGTCATCTGCTTCTCCGTGCATGATCTTATACTGCAGATTGTTATACTCGAGTTCTTTATTGCCACGCTCGAGCATATGCGTAAACGTGTCAACGATACCGTGAGTCTTTCGGATTGAGTCCATATAATTTAACGCGAGGGATGCAGACGTCGAGTCCATGTTGGCAATATCCTGCAGTTCCGGAAATTCCTTCCAGACGTCTTCGATACTGCCGCCGAGCTGATCAACCTTCTTTTTGTAATTGTAGACGTCGATTGCCTGCTTAAAAGCCGTCGTGTCATTCACGATCGCGTCCGCCGGGATCCCGACGGCTTCCTGAATCGCCCGTGCTTTTTCCAGCTTCTCCTGCTCTGTCATGAAATAATTTAAGCCGATTTCCGAGTCTGCGATATAGTCTCCGTCCCCGGTGCTCATGATCGCACGTGCCGGTGCCTTAAACACACTGGCGGCAAGATTCGCCGCGTCGCTTCCCGCGTTCTCGCCGATATCGCCCATGGCTT